AGTCTGGCCAATGTATCATCTTCTGCTTTTTCATAACTGGTGGCATACGATTAAGAACATCAACCATTTCTTCAAACCTATCAGCTAGTTCTACGGCAGTATATTCAGCCATTATGTAACTCCAAATAAATGTAAATATTTTGCAGGACAATGTAATCTGAAATCAGGATCATCAGGTGGTGGACAACTAGCTTTGAATATCCAAGTATTTTTACCGAAATCATAAGCCTTTGCCCTAGCTTCCCACTTTGATCGTTCTGGATCGACTTGTGCAGCAGCCTTAAACTCATCTGTTATATTATTAAAAATCTGAAAAAGATAAGCACGAACATTGCCCTCTGGTTTATTTTCAAGCCCCCTCCTTAAAATAGTAAGAACTAACCTGTCTTTTTCTTCCTTGCCTTTATAACCAGAGTTGTGAGCCATTTTGAGTAACTGTCCAATAATATTCTCACCATCTTTGTAGGTAGTATATTCTGCTAGTACGTTCTTATAATATTGCCATTCATTTATATCAGTTGGAGCAGTTTTTGGCTGCTCTGCCTTTTGTATCTTTTCTTTACTTAGTATATCTCTATACTTAGTAATGTGCTGATTTGCCGTATACGGCTCAGCCGTATCCGATAAACCAGTAAATGGTGAATCATAAACGTAGTAGCTAAAACTAGAATACTTACCCTCTGTTCGGTGTTCTTCTCTGACAATATAATTTCTTTTAACTAATTGGTTTATGACCCTGTAAGTTTTATCTCTGCCAAACTTAAATCTATTTTGTATATTTGTAGGCTTAACTATCCAGTTACTTGGCTTGGACAACAAATAAACCATAACTGCCAGGCAATCACTATCAAGACCCTCATCATTAAGCATATTGTTAGGAATAACACTATAGTTCTCTTTCAAGGTTGATTTGTTTATAAAATGTTCTGTCATACTTCATTGCCCCAAGCATCCCAACCATCATGTCTTTGCCTGGCAAACAGTTCAATTCTGGGTAAATCACCCATCAATTTTACTATTTTATCTCTTGTGCAATCTGGTTTTCTTGAGTGTTCTCTTATTGGGTCATAAATTAATTGGTGAACTGCATTACAATTCCGTTTTATTTTACCTTTTGTACCTATCAAACATATTTCTGAATTTGCCCTAGTCCAATAACCCAAACCCCAGAAAGCATCAAACTTTTCTTCTTCTACAAAACTTAACTGGTTTTTATTATGGTTCTTAT